ATTGCTTCAGGAACTACAAATGATTTTTTAAGTGTAGGTCATAGTGCAGGTTCAACTTATCAATCAAGAATTGGAGACGCTTATGGTACACACACTTTTAAACAATGGGATGGTTCAACTATAAGAAATATTTTAACACTAGACGCTTCACAAAATGCTATTTTTGACGGAAAAGTTGGTATAGGTGAAACGTCTTTAACAAGAGGTTTGACAGTTAAAGGTGCAGGAGCATTAGGAACAATATTAGCTACAGATGGTACGGTTAATACTGTACTATGGGGCGATGCTTCAGGAAGTAATCACGGTGGTGTTGGTACTGATAATAACTATGGTTTTAACATATATCAAAATGGTGGTGTTGCTATAGAAATTGACACGTCTAAAAACGCAACTTTTGCAAATAGAGTATCAGCAGGAGAAAGTTTTAATGCAGTTAAAGATGGTGCAGATACAGTAGCAGATGGAGCTTTCTTTGCTTTAAAAAATGCAGCAGGAACAAGACAATACATAAACCAATTAGATGCTTCTAATAATATAGATTATTGGTATTATAATGGTAGTGCTTGGACTCAAACAATAAGTTTCTTAACAGATGGAGGTGCAACTTTTGCAGGTGATGTAACTGCTAATGTAGGTACTTTTAATTCAGATAGTGGTGGTACTGCATTAAAGTTAATAGGTAGGTCATCAGCAAATTCAGGTACTTTAAGATATTATCAAAACAATGGAACAACTCAAACTGCAAGAATAGAAAGCAATGATAGTATTTTTGAGATTAATTCAATTTCTAATTTACCTATACAACTAAAAACAAACAATACACTTGCCGTAACCATAGACACATCTCAAAACATAACTTTTGAAGGTACAATTAATATAAATTCAAATGAAACTCTTAATTTAAAAAATGTAGATAATACAAATGGGTTTCAAATATATAACGCAGGTGCAACTGGTGCAACTAATGCTAATTTAATATTTCTATCAGGTGCAGTAGGGGAGCGTATGAGACTGGATTCGTCAGGTAATTTAGGAATTGCGGTTGTACCTGAAACAGATTGGGATGCAAGATATAAAGTGCTACAAATAAATACTGGTTCTTCTTTAGCATCATATTCAAGTGGCACAACTTTAGCAACTGCTATATCAACTAACCAAAGAACAGTTGGAAATACTTATATTGGAAATAATAAGTATATTGAAACTGCACCTGCTTCTTTATATTTACAAGATAATACTGGAGCACATATTTGGTACAATGCAGGTTCAGGAACAGAAAACACTACTATTTCTTGGTCAGAACGTATGCGTATCTCATCAACTGGTCTGACAACAATTAAAAGAACAGGCATAACTGGAGTTACTAAAAACGATATGACGTTGCAAATCGGTTTTGAAGGTAACAACGGTCAAAACAATTTAATTGGATTTGGTTATAATGCTGGTAATGCAATACCTGCATATATAGGTTATACAACAACAAGTGGTAGTTCAAACACAAATGGTGCTTTAGTATTTGGCACAAGAGATGTTGTAACAGATTCTGACCCATCAGAACGTATGCGCATTTCAAGTGACGGAAAGGTTGGAATTGGAGTATCAGACCCAAAAAATAGATTAAATATATTGTCTGGAACAGATACAATGATGGGATTTTGGGGTACATCAACTTATTCAGCAATGCAAAGTGTGAATCTCGCGAATAGCGTACAGAAAGATATGAGATTTGACGCTTCAAAATATTATTTTCTTGGTGGCAATATTGGAATTGGAACTTCATCGCCTACAAATGCTCTTTCAGTAGAAAAGTCTATAGCAAGTGATTATGTTGCTGAAATAAAACAATTATCAAGTACAACTGGGGCATCTTTTGGTTTAAATGTTTTAGGGGGAACAAACTTTTCTGATATAGCATTTCGTGTAACTACTCATACATTAGGGGAAGTATTTAGAGTTACTGGTGGAGGCAACGTTGGTATTGCAACTTCATCCCCAAATCATAAATTACAAGTTGGTGGTAATATTCATATTTTTGATGAAGAAGGTGATACAGACGCATCAATGTTTTTGACTACTGGTTCAACAAATACAACAACTGTTGAAATAGCATCAAATGGTAATTCTTATTTTAATGGAGGAAACGTAGGAATTAATGAAACGAATCCTGATAATAAACTAGAAATTTCAGACACTTCAGTAGGGACAGATAGTACAGCTGATGATAGCAACTTTATAAAATTAACAAACAAAGAGATTGGAACAATTAATGAAGTATGGGGGTTAGGTTTTTCTAGTGAAGCAAGTGGAACTGATTATTTAGGTGCTTTTGTCCAAGCGTTAGGCAATTACACATCTAACTACAATACTTCTTTAATATTTGGAACCAGAGGAACTTCAGGAAATGCTACAGAACGTATGCGTATCACGAGTAATGGTGATGTTTTATTAAGAGGAGCGTATAATCCTTATACTGCAAATAATAGAGGAAATATCACATTGAATGGTACTGGAGATAATATCATTACATTTACTGATAGCACAAGCACAAAAGGTTATATATATCACAGTGGAACTCATTTAGAATTACTTAATAACACTTCTACTGGAGCGTTGAAGTTTTTTACAAATGGTGGAAATGAACGAATCCGTATCACAAGTGCAGGAAAATTATATTTTAATACAACGGCAGACGCAACAAGTTCAGATGCAGGATTAGTTTTTTATCCTGATGGTGCAAATAGTTATATTATCAACGCTGTTGATACTACTAGCACTTGGAATCATCTTCAGTTTATTAATCCCAATGGAACTGTTGGTTCTATACAAACTAATGGTTCTGCTACTACATTTGCGACATCTTCAGATTACAGATTGAAAGAAGATTTACAAGACTTTAACGCTTTAGAGATTGCATCTAAAATTAAGATGTATGACTTTAAATGGAAGGCAGATGATAGCAGAAGTTATGGTGTAATGGCACACGAACTTGAAGCAGTTTTACCACAAGCAGTTGTAGGCAATAAAGATGCTGAAGAAATGCAACAAGTTGATTATAGTAAGTTAGTACCTATCTTATTAAAGTCAATACAAGAACTGAAAGCAGAGGTAGACGAATTGAAAAAAAATAAATAGTATATTTGTATAAATTAAATTAAAAATTATGGCTAATACTTACTCTTGGAATTGCAGAACGGTAGATTGCTACCCAACTTTTGATGATGAAACTGATGTTGTATACAACGTACATTGGCGAATAATTGCTACAAGTTCAGAGGTAGACGCAGAAGATAACCCTTATACTTCAAGTATATATGGTACTGAAACTATATCTACAGAAGACATTGAGAACTTTATACCTTTCGCAGACTTAACAAATACTATTGTAACAGAATGGTGTGAAACTACAATGGGAGAAGAGAAGGTTACTGAAATGAAAACAAGTTTAGACGCTAACATTGAATCTCAAATTAATCCGACAACTGTTACCTTACAAGTTGCAGAATAAAAATAATTTTACTTTTCTTTAGTTAAGTTTGTAGTATTATATGTTTAACTATTAAATTTTAATATTATGCCTTCAGCTGGTTTAATGAACGGAACTACCGTTGTACTAAGCATTAAAAACGCAGATAGTGGTGCTTATTCCCCTATCGGACATACTACTTCATCTTCTATAAGTTATACTTTAGACACCCCTGACGCTACTTCAAAAGACTCAGGTGGTTACAGAGAAATAATTGCAGGAGTAAGAAGTTTGGATATGAGTTTTGACGGCTTTGTCGCATATGACGATGCAACAAATATTGAAGAATTATTGGTATTTATCAACAACAGAACTAAAGTGAATTGCAAGTTTGCTACTGCACTTTCAGGAGACGTTGTATATTCTTGTGATGGATTTTTAACATCTATAGAATATGGTGCAGATAGTGAAGCACCTGTTACATACTCAGGAAGTTTTTCTTCAACTGGTAGTGTAACTATTGGTACTAACGCATAATTTTTAATTTACAATTTTAAATTGTAGATTTACTTTATGAATAGTAAAAGAGGTTACGTAGAAATAGAAATTGGGGGGAAAAAAAGAACCCTCCATTTTTCTATGAATTTTTGGTGTCATTTTACAGAGACATTAAATATTAGTCTTAATGATTTAGATAAATTTTTTACTTCAGGAATAAACATATCAACGATTAGAGCATTAGTATATTCAGGATTAATATCTTATGACCAAGAAGAAAAAAACACTATTGATTATACTATATATGACGTTGGCTCTTGGCTTGAAGATTTTGATTCAGAGCAACTTACCAAAGTTATGAATACCCTATCACAATCTAGAATATTAGGTAATGACCTAAACATGGGTATAGAAAGAAATTCTAAGAATCAAAAAAAAAAGTAGATAAAGACGCTTGGGAATTAATACTTGATTTCTACATTGGTCAATGTGGAATAAATCCAAACATATTTTGGAATAATACATTAAATGAAAATATAAGATTATCTGAGTCATATCAGATACAACAAAATCTAGAATGGGAGAGGCTTAGATATGTTGCTACTATGATGATAAACCTTAAAGCACAAAAGGCATCACAAAGAATACAACCTCAAAAATTATTCAAATTACCACAAGATAAAAGAGATGGTTTGCCTCAAGCAAAACCATTATCTAAAGAAGAACTAAACAAAGTAATTGACAAGTGGGATAAGATAGAAAAAACTGGAAAGAAACGTAAGTATTAAAATATTTATATTTGTTAACAAATTATCCTTATGAGCAGAGAAAGACTAGAATATAAAATAACTGGTGACTCATCCAGTTTCCGTAATTCCATAAAACAATCAGAAAAATCCGTTAATGGATTTCAAAGTAAATTAAAAGGTGTAGCCTCAACCATGAAGCTAGTTTTTGTTGGTGCATTAACTGCAGGTGGAGTACAAGCATTAAGAAGTGCAAAACAATTTGATAAATCAATGACACAAATAAAGTCATTGGTAGGTATTGCAGGTGCTGAAGTTGACAAGATGGGTGAAACTGCCATAAAAATGGCAACTAAAACAGGTAGAGGTGCAAACGAAGCGGCAGAAGCATTATTCTTTATAACGTCAGCAGGTCTTCGTGGTAGTGAAGCAATGGAAGTTTTAGAGGCTTCTTTGAAGGCGGCAGCAGTAGGATTAGGTGAAACTAAAACAGTTGCCGATTTAGCAACCTCTGCACTTAATGCTTATGGTTCAGCAAATCTTTCTGCAACTGACGCTACGGATGTTATGGTTACTGCGGTTCGTGAAGGTAAATTAGAGGCAGGAGAGTTAGCACAATCAATGGGACGAGTTTTACCATTAGCTTCAGCTATGGGAGTAGAGTTTCATGAAGTAGGTGCAGCGTTTGCAGCACTTTCTAGAACTGGTACAAATGCAGCAGAGGCATCTACACAAATAAGAGGAATTTTTGCATCGTTATTAAAACCTACTCAACAAGCAGAAGAAGCATTAGATAAAATGAGTTTAAGTTCTGCTGGGTTAAGAACACAATTGAGAGAAAAAGGATTATTGAGTACACTACAAACATTAAAAAAAGAGTTTGAAGGTAATGATGAAGCAGCGGCACAAGTCTTTGGTAATGTGAGAGCGTTATCCGCAGTATTAGATTTAATGGGTGAAAACGCTGATGGCACAAGAAAAATATTTGATAATTTAACACAATCATTAAATGCTACAAATGATGCTTTTATAATTACAGAAGAATCAACTTCACAAAAATTAGATAAGGCTCTAGCACAATTAGGAAATAGCACAATTCCAGTTGCTGAAAGTGCTTTGCTTGGATTAGTAAATGCTACAAATGGTTTAATAACTGCATTTGAAGGTTTAGGAAAAATAGCACCTAGAGAATTAGATAACATACAA